CGTTCCAGAGGCTCTGACAACCGTTCCCGTAACTCTCCTAACATCCACCGCTCCAGACAGGGTATTAGAACCCGTCAGGTTAGCAGCGTCACTAGCATCTACCGCATCATCAACAGCCGTGACTCGCATTAGGATATAATCGCTAATGGTAGTGCCACCTCCAGCTGTCGAAGATACATTGATCTTTACGACCTGATTTGTTAGAAAGAACTCAGGGGCAGTTCCTGCAGAACCTACTGCCATCGCATCAGTTGACTGACCTGAAACATTCTGAATGTTACCAGCTGATTTGTAATCAGTTCCCATAATCAATTTCAGGGTGTCGCCTACTACTGGTACACCGCCATCATTCTGAGCTACTATTGTAGCATCATTAAACAATGCGGTGCTACTATTCTCAAAACCGAGAACGTATGCGTATCGTTTGTGGATTGAACCACGTTTTTCTGTATACTTAAACTGAGGGTCGTCAACAGGTGCCTTAGAAACCTTAGATACCATTCTAAAGAATGGAGTCTGGTCTAATGCAAGTTCTGAAAATCTTTCAGAGAAGTCATATCGTCTACGAAGATCGCCAGTACTTAGACCTGAACCAGCTACTATGCCAGTTCCAGATTCGGTCAGCCCCGTTGAGCCGCTCAGGAAAGCAGGTGTTGCTGTGTGTACAGCCATATCCTTATCTCCTTATTACCTTATTGTCTAAACAATTCCTCCACACCCTCACCTTGTTTAGCAAGTTGGTCGAAAATAAGGTCGTCAGAACTCTGATCCATAGTTTGTGAACCAGTAGTACTTACGCTCTTAGGTTTCTGGCGTACATTTTTCATTTGTTCAGTTACTTCTTTCCTAGCGGAATTAGCAATATTCTTATCCCGATTTTCTCTATTAAATAGATAAAAGATGTCATCAAGAGATAGCTTACGACTTTTTGCGAACTCAAGAACTTCATCCATTTGACCGTCCGATAATTCGTGACGGTTTTTGAAAGCTGTTTCTTCATTCGCAAGGTCGCTGTGCGCTCTTTGCTCATTGGCAAATGCTCCCAACCTTTGTTGGACAACACCATCAATGGTAGCTCCAAGAACTCTTGCTGAATCTGAATTGGAATCAGAAATTGCTTCATCATAATCAAAAACAAAATCCTCTGGTACGCCCAATCGCTCTTTCAAGTTGACTGGTGCGGAACCACCACCCTCAAAATAATCTCTCACATGAGTAATTAAGTTGGGGTCTTCTTTCATCGCATCAAGAACTGGGACATAAGGCTCTAGCTCACTCAATCTTTCATTTAGACGTTTTGCTTCTTTACTAGAATCTGAATATCTCTTTTCCCAATCGTGCTTTTGTTGCTCGGGGCTCACAGGGACTGCCTGAGAGGTTTCCGATTGAGCTTCGGCAAGCACAGGGGCATCTGGCTCGGTACTGGATTGTGAGTCATGCATCATACTATTGACATCTTTGTCAAGGGCGGCAAAAAAGTCTGCCGTATCCTCATCTGTATTTTGCACAGGAGATTCAGGGCTGTCTACCAACAGGTTGTCTGTCTCTTGATTGTCACTCATAATTTTATTCTCCCTAATTTAGTTAAGACAGACTATCTAAGTCAAGAGCACTATTTTTTAGGCTGCCTGTCTCTTCTTGATTCATTTATTGCGCTTTTGACTTCCCTCTGTAGGTCTTTTCTAGCCAAGTCGTACTCTTGATTCATTCCCTTTCTTACCACTCTCTGCTCGGCTTTTGTATCTTGGACATCCTTCCTCATTTCCATCTCAGCTTCGTTAATGTCTTCTCTAATACCAGCCTGTACAACCTGCCTTGATAATGTTTCAATCGTTCCCTCTCTGTCTTTCAGCATTGACTCTAATTGGTCTACTTGTGATTTGAGTTGCGCATATACGGATTTTCTCTTAATAATATTCTCTTTCCCACGAACATCCGTTTCTGCGAGCATCGCAACATCATCAATAAGACCAGCCTGGAACCATCTAAAGTATTCTTCAAGTAATGCCCATCTATTAACAGGCATCGTAGAACCAGCTATAATTCTTATATCAAACTTAGCAGTTCCATAATCCTTCCATTTACCGATTGCTTCTCCAAAATCATTATAAATCGGAATGTTAATCTCTGATTCTTTTTCTTCTTGTAATGCACTTGGCTGGACAATTCTAAAGACTTTATTCGCGGTATATGTCGCCTGAGCAATTTCTTTGAATACTTTACCTAGATGTTCTAGGGCAGGCTCTACTAATGTCTCCATCCAAGCTTTAATTCTTCGTGTTCCATATTCATCAGCAGCAAGAAGACCTCTATAAGTTTCATGTTGTTCTCCAACATTCCCCTGCATTGAGGAGTATATACCTGATAAATACTCCATATCCTGCTTACCAGTTTGAGTCATTTGGAAAAAAGCGTTATTTAGAGGAAGAGGGTTTATAGGAGTTGGAGGTTGGAATCCCTGCCTATATTTCAATAATGCGCCTGGTGCGGAAGAATATTGTTCCCATTCATCCTCTGGGACTGATCCTTCTTCATATAACCATCTAAGGTTAGATGATAGGTTTGCATTATGAATCATTATCTGATGAGCTTTATTTAATTCTTGTTGCTTTCCGACAAGTGGAGTAACCGCACTCATGGGATAAGGAGTTCCTGTCCATTGATACATTACAGGAATGATTGGGTATTCAGTACAAGGAAGTATGTATTCGTATAGAAATACATCCGCAGCCAAAGTGCAGCACAACTTAATTCTCGTATCATAAAACTTTACTGAATCCACTAGATTCTTAGCGAACTCTTGATTTTCCATCAAAACTTTAAATTCTTCTTCTCTAACAGTCTGATTCTCTACTCTTGTCTCACGCTCTGTGATCTTGGAAATAATCATCTGTTCTTGTTGTTGAAGTGTTGCTTCAGCTTCTTTATTCGCTTTTTCAAGCTCTAGGACGGCACGCTCCTCAATCATCTCCCCACGTTCCACAGCTTCCATTAAAGCCTTTTCTTTCTCTTTAATTTGGACTTGTAGCTCTTTTTTAATGAGTTCAAGCTCTTCTTGAGCTTGTTGCTTAATAGCTTCCATCTCTTCTTGATTGGGTGGGATATTGACGTAGATGTGCCTATAAGCGACTTTAATCTTTTGATACATCTCAAAAAGGTCGAGAATCTCATCTTCCTCTGCAGAGTCAGGATCGAAGGCTTCAAATCCCACATCTTCCCTCTGGATGCTATCTGATCTACCTATATCTCGCATTGTGTAAGCAGCGTTCCCTTCTGTGGCTGATCCACTTGCTTTCTTAATTTTTCCCTTCATATCAGGGAAAAGTCGGTATAATTGCTGTTTCGGAAGAGACTTCTTAACCATTACATAGGAAGCATCTCTCAATAAGAAGTCGGTACTCATTGGGTCAACGAATACGTCAAATGGCTCAATCCTTTCAAATTTAACCTCTCCCATGCCCCTGTCAGCATCAGGGTCTATATCAATAAGAAAGTATCCTACTGACTTGGTAAGAGCGTCCTGAATGATATGAGAGTATATTGACTTACCATTAGAGAGATACCAACAATAGTCAGCAATATCGGAGTGTACAGCAGCTACGTCAGTATCACTTCCCTCAGCACCAACAGCCTGCCATCTGGGACTATTTGCCGTAACGAAGTACTTCATCATCTCAATAACAGGAGTAATTCTATTAATAACAAAGGAAGGCATCCCTGCATCCTCTAATTGAACCTTCTCGTCACTTGTGAGCTGATCGTTCAGATAAAAGTCATAGGCTTGCTGTTGTATGCTCTCCCATTTCTGACGATTACTATTATTGGCTCTAGACCAAAGTTCTTTATTCCTCGTAGCCTTCTTTTTATTACTTATTCTTGGCATTAGTTTTTCCTCGCTCTCTGTCTAAGTGCTCTTTCCTCGGCTTCTCTAATAGGGCGGCCAGCTAATGTTTCAACTGCTCTTGGATCATTAGATATATTCGCTAGTCTATTCTCAGCAGCATTAAAGGCTCCCATTATCTGCCCCCCTCTATAGTCAGCTTCTCTACCTAGTACATTTGCTATATCCAAGCCTTCGGCTTTATAGTGATGTTTATCATATAAATCAACCAAACTTTCAGGAGTTGGATTTGTAAGATAATTTTCTATACTATTCCAACTACCGTCTTGCATGAAAACATTAATTAGCATCATTTCTCTTTGCTGTGAATCACTCATTTTTTTGTGAAAGTCTTTATTTCCCCTTTCTTTCATCCACTCAAATTCAGCTTCTGCGTCTCCCTTCCCATCAGTTAGTTTATTCCAAAAACTAGACGTTCTGTTCATAGCAGTATCAACAGCACTTGGTTTAAATTGATAATAACCCCTTGCATGATCTGGGGTGTCTTCATAATTCACATAATTTCCTTTTGCCCCATATTTTCCTTCCTTATCTCTAAACCCACCCTCCGCTGAAATATTTCTTCCGCTTCGATTCTTTCTATTCCCAGTTTCTAGATAGCGTAAAGTATCTGCAAAATGAGTCATACCGACTTTAAAATCTTCTTTAGAAATACCTGCATCACTCATTCTTTTTGCAAAACTACCTCCGTTAGGATCAACATATCCCCACATCATTTCTAGAACATCTCCTCCGTATGGCATATTAGAACCTCTTAGTGAATTTTATTCCTGAATATGGAGTGTCCTGATCCTCACCTGGGACTGGTGAACGATAGTTATGTCTTCCAATGCTAAGTTTTCCACCCTCACCGAGAGGAACATTCAGCTTCCCACCTCTCATATTTACACCACGTTTTTTA